GTGGAAATGTTAATATGAAAAAAAAAGGATGGAATAAAAAAAACGTAGTAAGACTCTGTGGTTTTTGTGAAGAATGTAACAAAGAACTATTGAGTAATGAAGGAGGATGGATTATAACTCATACTAAGAAGTATTTTTGCCATGATGGTAAAGATGGTTCTTGTTTTGATAATTACTGTGAACGTAAATTAAAGGAGAAACAAAATGCCAATGGTCGGAAAAAAGAAGTTCAGCTATACAAAAGCTGGTAAGAAAAAAGCAAAAGCATACGCTAAGAAAAAAGGTATGAAGATGAAATCAAAAGGTAAATACTAATGAAAAAAGGTTATCATAAAACTAAGTCTGGTAAGATGGCTAGAAAAGGTTTGTACTATAATATTAATAAAAGAAAAAAAGAAGGTACATCTAGATCTAAAAAGAAATCTACAATTACAAAGAAGGCTTATAAAAATATGAAGTCTGGATTTAAGAAGTAAGATCTTCTTCTTGTAGTTTTTGAAACTCATTCCAGATATTATTTTCTGCACTCCAATAATTTCTTTTATCTTCTTTGTTTCTTAGAGAGTGAATGATTGTTGTATGGTCTTGATTAAAGACTCGACTCATAGATGAGATACTAATGTTATAACTTTCATGTAATAAATTATAAAGAATACTTCTTGCTCTAACAACATCTCTAGTTCTACCTTTACTAAAAATGTCATGCTTACTAACTAAACATATTTTGCAAACTCTATCGATAACTTTATTTACAGTTTCCATGTTTGCACTTTTAAATTTAACACCAATCTTTCTTTTTAAATTACTATCTACAATTGGTTGATTTTTTTGTAGGAGATCCGCAGCATATAAAAATCCTTCCGAGAACCCTACCTCATATAATCTTTCTTCTTGATTCGTAAGAAGGTAAAACGCTTTCTTTACTTTATATATAAACTGATTGTTGTTTATGTTTTTTTTATGCTTTTGATAGTGTTGACTTATATTTATGGTCATAGATCCCCTACAGTTTGTTTACGTTTTTTTCAATTATAAAGTTAATGATTAGCTAGTTATCATTAACTCTTCTTTTGTCTGCTCGATTTTCCAAAGTAAAGCATAAGAATCTTTTTGATACTTATTTACTTTCTGTTTCGCTTCCAGATACTTCTCGTGTTTTTTTTGTTGTTGATCCTTCAGCTTCTGCAGACGCAATCGGATTTGTTCCATCATGCTCCTTTGTTACTTTTGTAAAATCAATTTTTAAATTATTGATCTTACATTCTACTAACTCACCATTATTTTTGTGGTCGGTAGCCTTCTCTACATCATCAAATAGTTCGATCATTTGAAACGAACATTCCCCATTGATAATTCGCCTAAATTTTGTCATACTTTTTTACTTTTTTCAACTTCTTTTTCTATCAGAAAATCTATATACTGTTTAGCTTTTTTTAGATCTTCGACTCCATTTTTCAATCTCCACCTGGAAATATACTTAATAACATTACCTTCACAAAAATTTAATTTGTTGGCAATAATAAAATCTATTGGTTCAATAGCATTAGCTATGTAATGTTTTGGTTGTTTAATTTTATCTGTCATAATGTTTTTTTAGCAGAGTGGGGAAAACGATAGAAAGGGAAAAAAACCCCACCCTGCTTGATACCCTTTAGCCTAAGTTAAAAGGTATATTCGTTATTACCACCACTAGAAGCATTTGCAATAGTATTTTTACTTGCTCCACTTGGTGTAAGGATAACTGTCATTTCTCCTTCCTTGACATTGCCGTCTTGATCCTTCGCAGGAAAGGCAGCTTGGTTATACCATTTACCATTTATGTTGACTCCAATGGTCCAGTTCTTATCTGGATGCTTCATATTTTTTGGACCAACATAGACAGGAAGTTTATCTGTTGGTGACTTCCAATCTTTGTTCTTGACTAGGTTGATGTATATTTTTTCTGATTGTTCAGACATATTGTCTCCTTAGTTATATCAACTATTGTTGATTATTGGTTAGTGTTGCTTCATGCTTACGAGTATAATCCCTTATCTGTTCGTATGCTTTGAAGTTATTGTTTTTGAGATAATTAACTTTGAGTCTCAATTTATTCTTTACTGCATAAAATTGTTTTTCAGTTTTAGCAGCAGAGATCTCGTTTTTTATCTCATCTACATCCACAGTGTCATCTGTGTATGTATGTTCTCCAAGAGTAGTTACTGTTTGAGTCATCTCTGTCTCAAAAGAATTACTTTTGGAAAATTCTTTTTTTAAATTTTCAACGTACTTATTGTTTTCAAACATTCCTAAGAACACATCCGCACTCATACCTAGGTGACTAAATGCTTTTGTCATTGCATCCGTCATAGCTTTCTTAGGTGCTTCATCATC